GATGTACACGCCGTTAATATTTCAGGCGATATATCAATTAGTAGCGTTCTATTCAGAGAAACACCGATTACATCAAATAGTCATAACACATATGTAACATTAGCAAGGGACTAAAATATTATGGGAAATGATTTCTTTAAAAATTACCGTGGGCGGTATAGCCGTTATTGGATTGAGCGGTGGGGCTTAATCCCTGAATTGCCAACAAGTTTTGATAATGCTAATTCTATCTATGAGTTGCTTGCATGGTTGCAACGTGCTTTCAAAAACTTGTTAGACGACTTTCAACAACTAGAAAGCGAATTTGAAGATTTTAAAAATGCATTGGTTGACTTGCTAGAATATCTTATTCCTGAACTGATACGCCGTTACCACAAATCAGAAGAATTTAGACGGCTATTTATAGAAATGTTAAAAGACATTTTAGCGGGTGAAGAGCGTGATTGGTTTAAAGATTTTCTAAAAGAACTATTAGAAAACGACATGAAAGAATGGTTTAAAGACTACCTGAAAACCATTTTACAAGATCCTGAACTAAAAGAATTTTTCAAGGACTATCTAAAAGAACTATTAAACGACCCTGAAATGTTGGAATTTTTCAAGAACTATATCAAAGGCTTGTTAGATGACCCCGCTTTCTTGGATAGCCTCAAAGATAAGTTAGGTATTAAAGCACTTGAAAGCAAACTAAACAGGATTGAAAGTGCTTTGATGAAATTGATTATTAACCTTGAAAATTCGGGGGCTTGGAGCGGTGGACTGAATGGCGGATTGAATAGCGGGCGGAATATCGCAACGGGTAATATCAACATTTTCGGTGGAACGGCAGACGGCAACAGTTTCATCAGAACGAACAACGGACAGACAGAAAACGACTTAGCGGGAGGACTATGATATGGCTAACCTGCAAAAAACCCCGTTCGTTTCTACCGGAAGTTTGAAAACCTTTTCGGGAGTGCCTCAGTGGTTTAACAACTGGGGCAACCCGTGGGCTTTAAACCTAGCGAGCGGAACGGTTGGTTATGGTGTATCTGAAAATGATAACGTTTTATACTTGCAATACGGCGAGAACGCTTACGGGTGGGCAAGTATTCGCTATTGGGGGTATCGCCTTACCATTGACAAGGAAACGGTAAATCCTGATAACTCCATAACCGCTGAAATAACGGCAACCCCTTTATTTTGGGAAACAACAGAAGGTCCGTCACGAGCGGGCGGGTATGCGGTCAATTACCATATCCGAGTAAACGGGCAAACCGTATGGACTTACTCAGGGCGTACCATTGACGATATTTCAAAAGGTCAAGCAAGCCCTATCAAGATAACAACCACTATACAACCCGAAAGCTATTTCACAGGCAGTTTGCTTGAATTGTCCGTGGAATACCCGAACAGAGAGGCACCGTCAAGCACAAACACAATGGGTTATAGATTGTACAACCCTAACCCGAAATACAAGCCGTGGGGCTTACGCCGTGGCACTTGGAAAAGTCTGACAGTAGGCTTTTTCAAGAAACGCACAGGAGGGCAATGGGTAGACCGTGGACAAATTGCACAAAATCAAATTAGAAAATCTGGTGCATGGAAAAACCAAGGTAAAATCGGGAACTAATCGAGGGGCGAAAGCCCCTTATTTTTGAAAGGAAAAACAATGAAAGAAACAACTAAAATATGGGTATATGCGAAAAGCCCCTTTAAAAGTGATTACGCTAATGTTTTGCATTTTGACAATGCAACCGAACAGAAGAAATTTTTTGAAGAGCCTAACCATTTTATTAAACTAATTTACACAAGCAACACCTTTCAATACCTAGATAGAAATGGGGCGGTTATGGTATCGGGACGGGTGGAACAATTTGAAACGGCAACCTATATGCGTTTCTTAAACAACGGGAGAATGTACTACGCTTTCATCTATGACACCGTTTACCAAAATGAAAACACAACCCAACTAATTTATGAGATTGATGTTTGGAATACTTACCAACAAGAAATGAAACAGATTGCTATTAGTGGACAGGTAGAGCAACAGACCCGAAAGAATAAGCTCAGCACAATCATGGACGGGCAACAGGGTTTTCAAACAGGCATAAAATACACCGCCAAGGCGGGCAAGGTTGGAATAGAGACAGAATGGTTAGTTGTAGTGGCAAAACCGTCTATCCGTTTATCTGTTAAGCAGAAACGCCCTGAAGATATGACTTATTCAGGCATGCAAAAGGCTTTCAAGTATTTTGTTATCCCGATAGACCAAGAAACAGGTAGAAGTAGGCAATTTAAGTATAAAGGGAAATTGTACAAATCCTTTGACCTTGAAAACCTATACAAACATTTATTCGGTATGAAAGGGGAAACTGACACCGTGAACAATATTGTTAATATGTATGTGACCCGTGACGCTGGCATTAAATACATTTCCGAAACCGTGGACGGTATCCCAACAGTTAATATTATAGACAAATATTTAACGGGCAATGTGGCTGAAATAGGCACGGAGCGAACGGCAGTATATAGACCGAGCACAAGCACGGGCGGAACAAGTGGCGGAACGACGGGCGGAGCAATCACGACAGAAGACGGCGACATATCAACGGAAGAAAAGCGTGTCCGATTGGTTACACGTTTGATAAAACAATTAGTACCAAACGCAACCGCAAACGGCATAGCGGGAATTATTGGAAACTTTTCGGCAGAAAGTGGCGTAACGGCTAAAAAATACGAATGTGACTGGCTGACGAATTACCAATTTTCTAAAATGGCAATAGAGCCAACGGCGGAGAACCTTGTAGGCAGTTGGGGGGCGTTTGCTAGTTTTTATGGAACTATACCACTTGACAAAGAGGGCTATATGCACGAGGGCAAGCACTTTATAGGTATGGGCATTGGACAATGGACTGGTCCACGTTCCAAAGCCCTGATAGATTATGCGAAAGCAAATAATAAAGATGTATGGGCGTTTTCAACACAATTTAGTTTTATGAACACAGAAAGTAAAGCAAGCACTTTCCAACGTATCGCACAGTCAACGGCAAGTGCAACAGATAACGCCGTGGACTTTATGAGAAACTGGGAGGGCGTAGCCTATAAACAAGCGGAACGGGTAGCCAATGCGAACAACTGGCTGGCAACCGTGCAAGATGAATTAAAGAAATAAAGGAGTAAAGAGTATGACCGCACCAAAGACAGAACAAGCAATCGCAACCCTAAAATCAAAACTGGGCGTAACGTTGGGAAGTGGTCAATGTTACGGGCTGACCGCTTTCTATTCCCAATTGCTAGGCGGGTGTAACATTGGCGGGGGTATCAATTCCCCAAACCCTGACGGCAACGGACGACAAGAGGCGGGAAGTGACACACGGCGGGGTATGAGTGCATCAAATATCGGTGGAGATTACAACTGGCAGGCGAAAGGGTGGGCAGTTAAATTTGATCCAACCATTAACGACTTAAAGGCGGGTTGTATTGTCAACTATAAACCAACGGCGAATAATATATGGGGACATACCGCCGTTATCACAAGGGCAGGCGGTGGCAGTTATGATATTATTGAGCAGAATTTCAACTATAAACAATATGTAACCGAACGCAAGGGCATTACAACAACGAGCGATATTTCAAGTATTATTTACACACCTGAATTAGTCCAAGGCGGAGCAGTTGTGAACGAGGTAGCCCCAAGTCAACCAAGCACCCCAACGGGCAACGGCGACATACAGACAAAAGTCTTTGATGTAGAGGCAATGTTGATTGATGTTGACCGCTTGACCAAGTACACTCCAAACGTGTATGAAATACCGAATTTGTTACAAATTACACATGAATATATTGAAAAGGGTTTACGAGGCTATACAGGTCAACAAGATTTAGAGATTGAGTTGCAACTACTAAACAGTGAGTTTGCAGAAGTGGAGTTATATGATATTTATGGAAATTCTTACATATACCAACCGCAATATTTACCACGGACAATCGACCCCAATTTTAAATATCAGGTTATTTCTACGGGGTCAATGGGAGATAGTAACCAAGTACATATTGGGTTATTGAGATATAACAACGGGAACAACCCAAGTTATTTGAGATTTAACATTTTTGAAAATGTTGACGGGAATAGTGTACACCCTTTGTGGCAACAGACCAACCCTGAACACTTTAAATATGGCTTTAATGACATTACAGGGCGAAACCTTGCTATTTTGAACGATGCAGAGGCGAGCTATATCCAAAGCAATAAAAATCAAATGGAGGCAACTCAATTATCATTCAAGGAAAACAGGGACTTGTTAAAACAGAGTATTGATTTATCTAACAAGAAAGTCACAACGGCAAGCAGTCAAGCGAGTTATAACGCCCAATTCTCAGTAGACACGGCGAATATAAACCAATGGAGTACAGGTATTTCCAGTGTTGGTGGAGTGATTGGCAATCTGTTTAGCGGGAACATTGGCGGAGCAATCAGTAGCGGAATTAGTGGCGGTTTCAATACTTACAACGCTATGCGAGGGCTTGACAATGCGAAAATTCAACAAAATTTTACAGACCAAAACAACCAACTAAACAAGCAGAGTAATGCACTTGCAAATATGCAGGCAAAAATTGGGCTAGACCAATCAATACGGGCATACAATGCAAGCATGGCAGACCTGCAAAACCAACCTATCTCCGTGCAACAGATTGGCAATGATTTAGCCTTTCAGAGTGGTAACTTAATTTCTGATGTATATTGGCGGGTTGGGTTGGCACAATTAGAAGTGTTGTACCGAGCAAATCAATATATAAAAATGTATGGTGTCATTACTAACCATTTTTCTAATAATATATTA